CAAAATAACCTGTTATTACATCTACTAGCATAATCACACACATTACTGCAAATGCTAAAAATCCTATAATAGATTTTTCATTATAATCGTTATTATCTTTAAATATCTTTTTCATTATTCCCAAGGCATTTTTTCCCAAGGAAATTCTTTACTTCCTTCGGGCATCCATTCATTATTAAAAAATATTTTACCATCTTTTCTTTCGTAAACCTCTCCCATCCATCTTATATGGTTATCATCATATGCTAATTTACCAACTTTCATATCTGTCATATGAACCATCTCATGCATTATTATTTCTTTTTCTCGATCACTATTAGGTACTACTGTATTATCTATAAATATAGTGCCATCGTTATTAGCTTCTCCTAAAACACCTCCATCAAGTGATTTTCTAAAAACAGGAGTTCCAGGAATAGATGAATCGTGACTTCTAAAAGATAGTTTTGATTCTATTTGACCTTGATTAGCTATAGGTGATCTTGATGTTCCTAGTTTAAATGCCATATTATCTATCTTTATCTTTTATCATATCATCTATAGCTTTATTATAAACTTTATCTGTATATGATTTATTTTT